AGTTCATCTTCTGACAGGATGATGAATTCGTTGAATGATATCATTATTCGCCCGCGCCCGTTGCGTCAGATGACTTTTTGTTTTTCTTCATGTCTTTCAACTTCTGTTTCAATTTGACAGCTTTACCAGCAAGTTTAGCAGCGCCGCCTATTGCTTTTCGGATAATGCCTTCTTCCATATCATCATCATATTCTTCTTCGGGGTCCATTGGTTCTACATCGTCTTTTTCTATCAAGAACTCTGAGAAACTTAACATGAGTTAATCCTTATGATTCATCCACATTAGTCGTATTATTGACTGATTGTGAAATGACTTCCTTTTTCTTATCCTGAATCGCCGCGATGCTTCGTGCACGTAATTCATTTTGAATGATCTTTCGAGCATCGTTGAGTTTTTTGTTACGAATCAGATTCACTATGTTTTCCATACAATTCCTCTATTCTATTTATAGAGTGGAAGGTTTAGAATCTTCCAAATCCTCCACCGCCTTCTTCTTCTTCACCACCAATTTCTCCGCTTTGCTTTTCTTTTTCAATCTGTCGTTTCATTTCACTGATTTCTGCATCAGTCTGAAACAGAAGATTACGTTGTATCCATTCCTTAGAGAAATAGTTGCCAACATATTCATTTGCATCACGTAGAATTTGCAGTTTTGAACTCAATTCTTCAAGTCTTTTTGATTCAGCAAAGTAGTTGTCGTGTGCGTAATTGAAGTGAATGAATTTTTTGATTGTGTTCCATTCTTCACTTTTGACAATGTTCTTGACTAATAACTGTGTTCCCAGTAGGTCATAGAAAACAAGTGAAAACTTACGTCTCAATCTCTGAATTAATCGATTGAATCTCAATTCATCGCGACTGATTTCTGTGGCACGGCCGGCACCAAGAATAGGTGACTGTTCCAGTCTTGAAATGGGAACACCAAGACTTTTGTACATTTTTTGTTGAAAGTAGTTGATATCGTCGATTTGGTTCATTGCCTGACCACCGGGCAATGTGGTAACTTCTGTACCTTTACCACCTTCACGCCGAGGCAACCAGTAATCTTCAAGCATTGACTGGTATTTTCTCTTATCATCTACTTCACCTGTTTTGGGGTTGTAGATCATCTTGTTACGATAGTTCGCCATGATTTCCTGAACGTATCGATGTGCTTTTTGACGTGGCAAGTTACCAACGTCGATGTAGAAGATACGTCTTTCGGGCGCCCGTGCGAGACGATAAATAACCATCGCGTCTTCAATCATTCGAAGTTGGTTGATGGGTTTCACTGCTTTGTGCAAGTAAGATACTATGACTTTACGTGTCGGATCAGTTAAACCAGATGACACAAAACAGATTGAGTCTTCAGTGAAAGTTGCACGTGCAGTGGATGTAACAGATGGTGTGTTTGTGTTCGGTTGTTGTTGTAGAAAACCATCTTTAGCGAATTCATATGTAGTCTTAACACTATGTACAACAGGAACACGTGATTTCGCGGTCATTTTTTCTTCGACCTGTCTTACTTTGCGAATCTTGAGAGCGTCAATCTGTTGTAGTTGTGAAATGGAATTTTTCTGTGAGTTGAGTATTTTGTGAAATGCGATTCGACCATCGATGTACCATGAACGAAAATAATCATAACCCTTTTGGTCAAAGTTCATGATGTTCAAAATGTGATCGAATTCAGTAGATATTCTTTTTCGTAGTGAATCAGACAAACCAGAGTCTTCCTGAAAATCCAGTTTGACAGTTGGTTGGTTGTGTTCTGAAACTATTGCTTCGTTTGATATCTCATCAATCGCAACTTCCGCATCTGGATATTCAGCGGCACGTCGATATTGCAGTATATGTTCAAACTCATTTTTTGATTCGTCGCCACCAAAAACTTCCGCATAAAACCCATATCCTGTAGATATGACTACGCCATCTTCTTCTGGCGGAATCGGAGAACCGGTAACTACTTCACTGTTTTTACGTTTGATTTCAAATCCAAAAATTTCCAAATGGAGCTCCATTTAATAGAAATAATGGGGGGATTTCTCCCCCCATACTCAAAATATTTAGTTTGGATTAAATATCTCGGATACTTCGACCAAGATTATCACCAATAGAACCAAATGCACTTGAGGCACCCGCACCATTACGCCAATAATCGTATGTCCAAGTTACTTCGAATTCTTCAAGAGCATCGTTAGATTCCCATGATAGATCGATTGAAGCAACTGACGAAGGCCAGATGTTTTCAAAAACGTATTGTCGAATCGGAACGCCTCTTTGAGAGAACTGAATCAATCTTGCACGACCACGATAACCAAGTGGTGTTTGAATACTTGGTGAATTAGATAAAACACCATTGATTGCTTCATTCCATGCTTCGATTCTTGATCTTACAAGAAATTCTTCATCATTGATGATGGTTGTTGACCAATCTTCAAATGTTCTGTCTCCTGCAATCTTAATCTTTCGTCCGAAAAAAGGAACTTCAATCATTCCTACTGTCATTCCGGGTATTGAAGTTGCTTTAATCAAGAATGGTGCCCGTGCTTCTGCACCCAAACCCGGAATACCTGTTGGCCAATCCAAATATGCAATGAACAATGTTGGTCGAGCACCATCTTGTGCTTCTTTGATGAAATCTGTTACTGTGAATGCCATATTCGTTTACCCCTTAACCTACAATCTCGCTGAATTCGATTCCAAATCGAACACCAACGAAATTCAGTCGAATGAAGTTGATTGAACGGAATGGTCTCACGAAAATGTCTCCGACAAAACTGTTACTGTTAATAACTTGTGGAGTGTTGTTTGTTTCATCAACAACCACTCTGAAATCTTCAACACCTCGTCTTGATCGAATGTTTTCCAAGAACTGTTCAGTTGCACTTCTGAATTGTGCACGTGTAAATGCATCGTTGTTTTCGAACAGATATGAACGTGCAAATTCTGATACAGACTTTCTCAAAACAATGAACAGTCTTCGAACATTGATTCTGTCAAAAACTCCCGGTTTTGAGACAAATGTCTTATCACCAAATAGAACCGTTCCAGCACCCGGAAATGTTACAACAGGATTGATGCCCAATTTGTAAAGTGTGTCTCTTTGTGCCTGTTGTGGATTGAATGCCAACTTAACAACATTCAAAACGTTTCCTCTTGTGAAACCGCCCGGTGAGAACCATGGTTCTGATACTCTGTCGAGTCTTGAAATGATACCGCCAATATCTCCGTTCAACGGTACGTATCGGTTTTTATCATTGTACTTGTCGAACTGGAACTTCCAACCAGAGTCTACAAACACATATGATGATCGTGTCAAAGTGCTTGCAAATGTCTGAATTTCATCTACCGGATCAGATGCAACCACTCCAGTTGATGACAGAACCATCGGTGAAACTACTACGATACAATCACCACGCGCTTCCGCAATTGTGGTTGCTGCGTCTGCGAGATTGTGTGTAGATGCTCCAAGTGCTTCACCACCATCAGCGGTTAGAATCACTGAAATATCAACGTCTTCTGGCGAAGTGTAGAGTGCAACACCTGTTGTTAGTTCTGCTGCGCCCGCACCGGTTCCAAGTGTACCACCTGTAAGCGAATCACTGATGATTGCACCACCTGTAGCAAATGCTGCGGCACCTGTCACACTGTCTCCATATGAAAGTTCACCAACTCCTGCTGTTGAAAGTTCAAGTGTGCCTGCGTACACATATTGTGACTGTTGGTTGATAACGTCTCGATAGAATGTTGATGCACCAAATGTGTCTCTACCATCGCTTGCCTTTGACAAGAAACCGAATGTTTCAAGAACAGTGTTAGGAACACCCGAAACCAAACCATCTTCATCAACCACAACTATGTGCAATTCATCTTCTGATGCACCGAATGATGTTGCATAGTCTGATGTACCTGGCGCTGAGTCAAACTGACCACTGAAACCCCAAGCATCAAAGTTTGCGGAATTGTCACATACTTCAACTTTGAGTGAATTACCAATGTCACCCGGATACTTAGCGATGAATGAGAAACCGGATACTGTGACACCCGCCAAAGCATCTTCGTTTCGAATCAATACGCCTGTTCCTTCATCAGTTGCATTCAAAGCATCGGACGCAACAACACGAACAACGTAAAGTGCTCCAGAGTAATTCAAAAAGTTTGCAGCAGTGAACCAACGTGTGGCATTGGTATCGTTTGGTTCACCAAATGTGTTTATAAGTTCTGTTTCATTTGTTATGAGAACACGTTCGTCAACAGGGCCCCATTCCGCGTCAAGAACTGCCGCGCCGGGTGAACTGCCAACTTCCTGAATTGACGCGCCAACGTCAATTTCTCGTGTTTCAATTCCCGGTGAGAATAATGCCATAAGATTATCTCCTTTATGTAGATCGTACTATTATTTATGATTCATTCTGTTTAGAGATATTAGAAAATAAATCTCTCTCCCAAATCTTCAAATCCTGAATTTGGGTCCATTCGACTATCAACACCATCATCGATGAAACCAAATGGTGGTATACTTGAAAGTAATGTTTCATCTAACTCATCTTCAAGTTCTGTTCGAATGTTCTGGTTGGTCAAGTCTTTGAAGTATGGTTCCTGAATCGCCCAACCATATATCACAAGAGGCATGATAAGATCATCTGTCATACCTTCATCTGCTTGATATGATGATTTCTTGGCAACAAACGTTGAGAACTCTTGAATCGTCATGTAATCTCTAATAATCAACCGGTTGTTTTCGATCACTTCACGTAATGCTTGACACCCGATATTCTTTGTTCGAACGGAAGTCATAACTCCTGATCGAACCAATCGCGAGTAACCACCACCAAGTCTTTGACCAGCGCGACCTTGGTGTGATACCTGTACTATGTTCTCGTATTCCAACTCATCACGTAGAACGTTACCAACACCTTCACCCGAATCGTTCGCTTCCAGTAGTATATAAGCAAAGTTGTAAGATTTCGCCCACTCCATAATGACTTTGGGAAACACGATTGGACTGATCGTATTGTTACGATAAACAGCAACCTGTTTGTGTGGATACTCTGTAATATCAATCATTTGTATGGTTGAAAAGTCATTACCTATTCCTCGTGACACATCGACAAATCCGAAATACAAGTGGTCTGGTTGTGGTTTTTCATATATCGAGTACTCATCAGTTTTTTCGATAACATCCTCAAATACCAGCCTCTTGATTGTTGATATCGGTAGAAGTGTTTGACTCGTACCAATGAACTCATTCTCATATTCTTGACGGAAATCATCTTCATTGCCACCCATGTTGGCAATGGTCTGTTTTTTCCATTCCTCATCACGACCGGGCACATCTTGCCAGTGAACTTCAAACGGAACGAAATCGGATCGTTCGTTGGTCGCATCCATCCACATCTTGTAGAACAGATTCATACCATTTGCAGTCGAAATGATGATAACTTTTGATTCCGTACCAGATGTGATAGTTGGATATGATGACTGCCAGAACTGTGATGCAATAGTGTTTTTGACGAATGCGAACTCATCCAGTATCAACAATGAGATAGAACCAGATCGACCAGCATCAGCAGTAGTAGTTGAAGTAGCAATGACCGATTGGTTTTCTAACTCAATATTGAACTTGTTCCATTCAGAAATACCAATTTGCAACCATCTTGGCAGATTCTCGTATATCTTTTTGATACGGTCCAGAATGTCTTTAGCGGTTTTCAGTTTGTTCGCCATAATGAGAACAGACTTTCGATCATGAAACAACACGTGCCAGATAGCAAACACCGCAACCGCAGTTGTCTTACCAGACTGTCGAGACAACAGATTGATGTTGAATCTGTTGTTCTGATAGTTGCTGATCATAGTTCTTTGATAATCATATGGGTCGAACTGCACCAAACCTTGGTCAATATCAGTGATCTTGACATAAGTTTCTGCAAAGTGCACAGCATCCGATTCACATCTGAGATATTCCTGTATCTGTTCCTCAGTCAGTTGTTGGATTTCTCCAATTTGTTTGACTGTATCGGGCACCATGTTATTCATCTTCGGTTGTTTCGTCCTGTTCTTTTTGTTTTTGTCTCATTTCTTTGAGTTTCATCTGAAAGTCTTTTAGACTTCCAGTAAATACCGCATTTTCTATGAAGGTATTCCCTGCAACCTTAGATGATTTACCTTGTGCTTGTGCCTTTTTATACTCGATTTCAGCAATCTTTCGGTGAATGTCAAGCAATTTGTCATTTGTCGCCGTGATGTTGCCCAACAACTGACCAAGAACTTCAAATGCACGTGGATGCTCTGACTGTTGTGCAATCATCAGTAAGTCATCTATTGCAGTTTTGGTAACTTTCACTATTTCACGATAGTTATCTCGCGCTTCATGATAATCTTCTCGTAGTTCCTCATCGAAATCTTTTACCTGATCGTTTACAGGAACTGTTTCCTTCGATTCTTCGGTTGGTTGAGTCTCTATCTCTGTATCGTCGTTGTAAATCGTTAGATCAAAACCCTCATTGTCTGACATGATTTTTGTTTACTCCAAATCCGATTCATCAAGATTGATGATCATTACTGGTTGTTCGCCCGGGTCTTTATGAAGATTACCATCTGCATCTGTGTAGAAACAAATCATCATATCTTCTATGATACCGCCATTACCTTCTGCGCCGCCGGTACCACCACTGCTGAATGCTTTCATGTGACCAAGAATATCAACCTTTAGTGTGAATGACAGATTCCAAACATATGTCTGACGTGTTCGGAAATCACCATAGTAGTTTTGATCGGGTGACACCGAATTGAGAGTAACAGATATATCTTGAACCAAAGATTCATCGGTTGATTCGTTTTTGATCAACTTGATCGGTATGTTGAAGTTTGGTTGAAAGAATGGAACGATTTGTTCCAATATCTGTGTCCAATCGTTTGTGTTGTTCGCAAAAACATAAAGTGTGTAATCGATACTGTATGGCGCACCAACACGACCTTGTATCATTGAACCAGTGGTGATACTACCTTGTCGAATCTGGTTGAGTCGGTTCACACGTCGTGTCGTATCAAAAATCATTGATGAGATTTCGAATCCCATCGATGGTATTCGAATGGCATACTGTGTATCTTCTTCTAATGATCGGGCGTTTAATGCAAATACGCGAGAATACCATTTCTGTTTTGGTGCATAACTCAAAGGTACACGCATAGTAGATGTGACATTACCTTCGTCATCAAATCTCTTGATTCGAATGTTGTTGAACAGTGTGCCAAACACCGCAGTTGACTTCTTTATGATTTGATTGTTGTAGTATTCACCTATCATTCTTTACACCCTTCCAAATGGATTTTCCTCTGTGAAATCTATGAACTCATCTGCAATCTGTTCAATTTCAAAGTTGTCACCATCTTCAAGACTTCGTATTTCAATTGAGTCTGGATCAAACCCGCCTGTTATCCATTCGGCACCTGTTGAACCACCAATCAATGTTTCTCCACTTGATGGCAATGAAGTGTAATCGTAGATCGATAGTTCCGGTTCATCCAAGTCAAATGTTTTGACGATACCTGACATGGTTGGTGATGATACAAACTCGCCTTCTGCGAATATGCCAGAACCAGTTGTCAATGGTATTTCCGTACCAATAGCAATCTTTCTACCAAACTCATCGATTTCAGGAACACCCGTTCGAAATGTCTCACCTTGAAATGAGAATAGTTCACACTGTAGATCAAACACATACAGTTTGCCAAGTTGATAGAAGATACTCTCATCTTCGACAAACTGAATGGTATACATGGTTCCTGTTGTTGGAAACCAAATTTGATCACCCTCTTTTGGTCGATTGAGTCCTGTACCAAGTTCATTGAATCGTGAAACCGCAACGGTAAATGTTACTTGGTCACGAATCTCAATACCAAACTGTTGTATGAAGTCACCTTCTCCCTCAAAACCCTCAACGTTTTTGACATACATTTCGATTGGATATGCTGAATTGTATCGAGTCGTACCTAAATCTTCACCATAGAAATCACTTAGATTTTCTGTAGTCTTTGGTAGATAATACATGTCAATACCATATATCTGTATTGCCTCTATTACCAGTGATTCTATGAGATTTTGTTCGTTAGGGTTGTTTCGTGAGAAAATGCTTCTTGTCGCCATGTTAACCTATGAATATGTCAAGTGGTGCGGATTCTTCAACCTTTATTTGTGTTTCAAGCTTCGTGATTTCATCATCTGCTTCTTGAATCATTCTTGCCGCGTTGAATGTAATACCACCAAGAACCGCCACACCGTCGTATTTCGATAGATTCTCACCCCACTGTCGTTTGATCAACGCAGTTGCATATCTAAAGAAGAACTGATTCGACCATAAATCGCCAACCGCTTCATCGATGACGATAAAACCAAGTAGAGCAATATAGTCATCTTCTGCGTATCGTGTCCAGTTATCGAATATGTAGAGTTTGCGTGTGATACGGTTGAATTCAAATGGTGACAACAAATCAAAAGAGTGTTGAATCATTTCCAGATGACGCATACCAACAAAGAAGTATTGTAACTCCGAGTTGGTTATCTCGTGTGCATTGTGTGACCAATATTGAAATTCGTCACTAAAAATAGAGTTTTGTGATGAAATGCTTGAAAGTGGTATTATTTGTTCAATCTGTATAACATTGCTTGGTAGAGTTATGTATTTGTTATCAATGTCTGTTTGTGTCAATTGAACTTTGATGAACACTCTTTCGATTGCTTCGTCGTGATATTCACGAAAGAAGTACAATGCTTCATCAATTCGATCTTCAACTTGTTCATCTGAAACGTTGATATCGATTACACCATCACCAAGTTTCCGCAGACAATATGCTTTAAATTCAGCGCGTGATTGTGGTAGTGCCATCTCGATTACCTTAAGTTATGAACTTTCGTACAGTAATTCCCTTTTCGTTCACAGTTTCAACAAACTGTTTTCGGTCGGTTGGTAGTACGTTTTTCAGATTTTCCAGTTTATCTTCTTTGTACACGATTTGAGGCGAGTCAGATACTTCAGCGGTTGATTCTTCGATTGTAGTTGTCTCATATTCTACAGATTCCGCAGAAACCACAATAGGTGTTTTCACACGAACTTTGTCTGACCATGGTGTGAAGTAACTGTTTTCAACAATCACTTCCAGTTTTGCTTTGAAGATTTCGGATTCTAAAAGTCGATCAAGAACTTCCAGTTTTGGAAATGAAACTCGCACCTTATCGGTCGCTGGATCAAAACTACCATCAAATGATACATTGATGTTGTTGTTTGTCTCGATTACAAATCGCGATTTAGGGGTTTCGTTGCTTCCTCGTATATCTACGTGAAAGTAAAGATCGAATTCTTTGTCTGAACGGATATCAATCATAGTACTCTACCTCATCTATGTTACGTATGATTATTTCTTTATAAGGATATTTAGGGTTTTCGAGGATAGCGTTTAAAATGATACCTTTTCGATCTTCTTCGACGTGTAGAACGTCTACAGTTATTGGAGATTTGTATGGTGATATAAAGATTGTTTGCGTTCGAATAGCACCGCGTAAGGCATCTGGTATAAGTGGTCCACGATATGGTTCATAGACGTATTTACCGGCCGGACCGCCACCCGTCACAACAACGACAAGTGTGAATCCGAATCCTCTTGTTACCAGTTTGTTATCGTTGCCAAGACCACGTGTGACAACACCTGCTATTATGTTGCTCATGGAACTCGTATTCTTTCAAATACGTTGTCGTTGACCGGTTGTCCACTTTCACCAAATAGATTGAATCGAAATATCTCAACACCGTTGATATCGTAGAAGATCATTTGAGTACCGACGATACGCCAGTTGCCTTCTTCTATATTTCGTACTCGATCTGCAAGAAACTGGATATTGGATAGTGTTGCACCTGTACTGCCAGTTATCGTGTGGTCATTCAGTTGTTCGTCCCAAACTCCGGCAACTTCGTTACTACTGAACACGTATCTCTCTGCATTGTCAAGAGTCGCGCCGCCATCCGCTCGAATCGCGTAATTCTTAGAACCATCGTATGTTGTGAAGTCATACTGGTAAAACCCACCGTTCACTTCGGCCATCAATGTTGAAGTGACAACTTGAGTGCCGTCATCTTCCCAAATATCAATTACGGGAGATAAACCAGTTTCGGGTATACCAGATTTTGTGAAAAACGCGAATATGATCATTTACGCTCCAAAATAAACAGAAGATGGTCTGTAAATTTCAAGATTCCAGTGACCATGAAAATCCTGCCAACCGGTTATTTCTGGTACTGTGATTACTGCTCTCCAAATGTAGACTGGCGGTATTCTTGTTCCTGATGCTGCTTCGGTATTCAATTCGTCACCGATCATAATACTACCTTCTGCCCAATATTTAACAATGTATTTAGACACCACCATATCTTCCGAAGCAATCTGAAAATTATCAAGAACCGGATCACTACCATATACTTTTCGATTGTATGGTTGACCAGCTGGACAAATAATCTGAAAGTCAATCCAAGAACCTTTTGGTGCATTAGAATAATAAATGGTACCTTCTTTTAGATAGATGAAATCGTTGAAGTTCCAGTCTACATGTATTCTTCTGTAACCAGCTGGGGGGTCATCGATCAACTGATTCTCATCAGAAAAATCAAATCGGAAGGCGGTGCCACCGCCCATTTCCATAGGCGAAAAGTTATCGCCCGCGCCCGCGAATACCGTATCAAATCCAAGAACACGCGAATCGGCACGAACTATCCATCTACCTTCCGGGTCTTTTTGTGTGTTTCCTTCTATTTGAAGTCTACCGTCTGCAATAGGCAGTTTTTGGTTTTTGTATACTTTTCTCATATTAACTCCTAAATGAATTCCTGATCACAAGCGACACCCCATGAAAACAATTTAGCGTTTCCTGTTATATCGGCTCTGAGATTAATTGATGATCCAGTTGCAGTTGTGAAATCCACCACATTACCTTTTTGACCTTGAGAAACAGATTGCCAAGTAGTTTTGTCGTCTCTCGAAATGAAAAAGTTAATGGCGCCCGAACCAACAGATGCTTCCCAAACAAAGATAAATTTTTCTGGCGGAGCAAGTGTTTGTTCAGGAGTGGATATTACTTGAGCGGTACCAACTCCCGGAGTAACCGAATACTCGATAGTTACACTGTTCAATAATGTTGAATCTGTGGCACCACCGCCTGACCATTGTGCTTCATATTGAATCCATTGATTAGGTGTAAGTAATCCTAAATCACTACCATTTGGATTTGTGTAAAACACACTCCACGGTGCAGAAGAAAGTCCTGCTTGTGAAGAAGCAACACGAATTCTTATTTCTATATCATCTTCTGTTCCGGTAGTAACCCATCTTAATTCATCAAGAGCATCGGGTACCAAACCTAAATTGATTGGTCTGCTTATAAATGAACCGGTTGTAACAAATGTCGATTCAGACTCCACTTCTAATTGATCAACGAAAATATTTTCTATGATTGGCGTTGTAAGCAATGTAAATGCAAGATCAAAAGCGGAAAAATCTGTGCCATCAATTCTTAAAACGCCGTCGGTGTATGAATCTCCAGACACTAAAGGAATTTGATATTTTCCACCATTAGAAGAATCACTTCTTATTTGAATAAGATATTGATTGCCTTGAACCAATGTAATTGGACTATCGAAAGTAAGAGTGTAATCTGTTGATGATTGAGTTACGTCAGCGGCATTCAATCTTGAAACTGCGATTGTAGAACCAAAAATGTTTGATATGCCTACATAAAGATCATTATTGGGTATTGTAGCATTTCTCGAAACCGTCAATTTTATTCGTTGGCAATCAACAGTAACCGGTGATACAAATGACTGTTCTATAAGTTTGCCGTTTTCAGCTTCAGCTTGTGTTGTTAGTCCTTGTTGGAAAAGAGCTGTTCTTTCTTGTGCATCAAGTGCTTTGTTCCATATTGTAATCTGGTCCATAAGACCGTCGAATTGTCGTCGAGAGCCTCCACCAAGAGAAGTGGGGTTATTACCAATAGCTACCGGATCGGTGGTAATATCCACATTTCCAGTATGTGCTATGGTATCTATTAAAACATCATTAACATATACCGCCATTTCTGAACCATCATATGTAGCACAAATAAAACTCCAAACATTAGGCACAACAGAACTCACGGAAT